AACGCTGATATAAAAATTTATAATGAAACTGGAAGTGCGACAGCAAAAAATTTAGTTTATCATGGTAAGTTTGGTGCAGCCGCTGATGCAGTTCATGAGTTTAAATTACCAGGAGCTGGTATTTATTGTGACGACGGAGCTTACGCAGTTTTAACTAATATAGACTTTTTTTACGTAGTCGGAACATTCTAAAGGAGTAGCCAATGGCGAATACTACTTCCTCAGCCTACGCATTTGATCAAAACTTTTCAATTGATGAGATCATTGCAGATGCTTACGAACGTTTAGGGTTAGTAGGCACAGCAGGTCACCAAATAAAAACTGCAAGAAGATCTTTAAACATTCTTTTTCAAGAATGGGGCAATAGAGGAATACATTTTTGGGAAGTAGGAAATACTAATATTAATTTAGTAGTAGGTTCATCAACTAATGTTGATGCAACAGCTGAAGGATCTGGTATTTATACTTTTTATAGAAATTCCTCAGATGTTCCTGGAGGAGGAGAACCACCTCAAGCTACAACAGTTCCCACAGCAAACATTTATGGTATCTCAGATATTTTAAATGTTACTTATAGACAAAATTATAATACCACATCTCAATCAGATATTGGTTTAACTAAAGTTGCAAGAGATGCTTATTCTGCAACAGCAAACAAAGCATCACTTGGAACTCCTTCACAATTTTGGGTACAAAGATTTATAGATAAAGTTACAATTACTATTTATCCTATGCCTAACGCAACTGCTGCATCTAATTACTTAAACGTTTATTATGTAAAAAGAATTCAAGATGCAGGAGCATACACTAACGCAAGTGATGCACCTTTTAGATTTGTACCATGTATGATTTCAGGTCTTGCATATTACTTATCTATGAAGTTTGCACCACAAAGAACACAGGAGATGAAGTTGTTGTACGAGGATGAATTAGCAAGAGCATTATCAGAAGATGGTTCTCCAGCTAGCACATACATTACTCCGAAGACATACTATCCAAATGTATAATGGCTAGATTCGCAAAAGGCAGTAGAGCATTAGCAATATCCGACAGATCAGGTGCAGCATTTCCGTACAGAGAAATGGTGCAAGAGTGGACAGGTGCGTGGGTACATATTTCTGAATTTGAACCTAAGCAACCACAATTAGAACCACACCCAGTAGGAGCTGATCCACAAGGATTACAACATGCAAGACCTGCAAGAGTTGAGTTTCCGGTTCAAGATATTTTACCAAACAATCCATTTACAACAACAGGTGGTTCACCAACTTTAAGTGTATCGTATCCAGCAAATCAAATAAATGATGGAACTACTTATGTTAGATTTCAATCTGTCAAAGAAATTGTGGGTGGTGTTGCTATTTCTACTTTACAATTAGAAACTACATTAAACGGAAACATAAGTGATTCTGCTACAACTGTTGTTTTAACAGATGCAACTCAATTTCCTACTTCTGGTTTTATTATGATAGAAAAAATTGATACAACTCCTAACACAGATAACTACGGAAAATATTTTAATGAAGTAATTAAATATACAGGTAAATCTAGTAATAATTTAACAGGCTGTACACGTGGAACATCTGCACCATTTAAAGGAGTAACTCCATCTAACACTACAGCAACTACGCATAGCAGTGGAGCAAAAGTTTTTGGATGTTATTTAGCAACTGCTATTGGAACAACGGTTCAAACAGGGGCTCAACCAGCAACTGAAACACAATATAATTCTATAACAGTGCCATTAGTATCTAATGCTACAAGCACAGCAACAGGAGGCGGTTTTCAGTGTACAATTGGACCCGTAAATGATAGAGCTTAATTATGGCATATAGTTATTCAGATTTAACAACAGATATTAGAAATTACACAGAAGTAGATAGTAATGTTCTCACTGCTGCTGTTATAAATGGATTTCTTCGTAATGCTGAACACAGAATTAATTTAGATTGTCCAATGGATTCTGATAGAGTTCAAGCAGAAGCACAATTTGCTACAGATTTTAATTCAATTACAATGCCTGCTGGTTTGTTATTTGTCAGAGGTATTCAAGTATACGATTCTACAAGTGCTACTACAGGTGAAGGAGTATGGTTAGAGAGACGTGATCAAACTTTTATATCTGAGTATGTTGGAGAATTAACAGGAACTGAAGGAGGCTCAACAGGTCAAGATACAACAGGACTACCAAAATATTATTCTATGTTTGGTGGTGCTACCACTGGAACTAGCACAGCTACGTCTGGAGCCATATATGTAGCTCCAACACCAGATGCTAATTATAAATATATTATTCATTATAATGCTATGCCAACTGGTTTAGAAACAAATACTGGTGGAACTTATGTAAGTAATTACTTTCCTCAAGGCTTATTATATGCTTGTCTATGTGAAGCTTATGGATATTTAAAAGGTCCAACTGATATGTTGACATTATACGAACAGAAGTATAAAACTGAGCTACAAAAGTTTGCAGCAATGCAAATTGGAAGAAGAAGACGAGACGATTACACGGATGGTACTATACGTATTCCAATCGAGTCAGCGCCTCAATAATTAGGAGATTTTTATGGCAATAACATCGGCAATATGTAATTCATTTAAAGTAGAAATTCTACAGGGCGGACACAATTTTAATGATTCAAGTGGAGCACCAACAGGTAACACTTTTAAACTAGCTTTATATTCAAGTAACTCAGCAACATTAAGTAAATCAACAACTGCTTACACTGCACCTGCAGATGCTAGTGCTGATCCAACAAACACATACGAAGTTACAACTACTTCATCAGGTTATTCAGCTGGTGGAAATACATTATCAGCAAGTGCTGATCCAGTTTTATCTGGTGATACAGCATGTGTAAAATTTGCTGATACAAGTTGGGGATCTTCTGCTTCTTTTACTGCAAGAGGATGTTTAATTTATAATACAACTTCTATTACAGGATTCACAGCAAACAGAGCAGTTTGTGCAATTAACTTCGGTGGTGATAAAACTGTAACAAGTGGAACTTTTACAATCCAGTTCCCAGCTCAAACAGCAGGAAACGCAATCATTCAGATAGCATAAGGAGAAAGTCCTTATGTCAATAGCTCAGACATTCACCGTAACAGTCGCTGGTGGTAAATATTATATTGATGGAGTTCAACAAGCTACCGTAATGATCGGAGCCGGTCTTACTTATAAGTTTGATCAATCAGATAATACTAATAGCAATCACCCACTTAGATTTTCAAGCGACAGCGGAAACTCAACTCCCTACACTACTGGTGTAACTACATCTGGTATACCTGGAAACTCTGGGGCTTATACACAAATTGAAGTAGCTGCAGGTGCACCTTCAACTTTATATTATTATTGTACTAATCACTCTGGCATGGGTGGAGAAGCTAACACTGATGGTTGGGGTCGTTCTTATTTTGGACAAGCTGATTGGGGTGATACAAATATAATTGAAACTGGATGGGGACGTAGAACTTGGGGTTATCAAGGTTGGGGTGATACACCTATTGTTGAATTAACTGGTTTATCTGCAACAACAAGTATTGGAAGTTTAGAAGTAGAAACAAAACCTGGTTGGGGTACTTTAAATTGGGGAGAAAATGGATGGGGCACTGTTGAATCAGCAGTATTTAATATATCTGGTTTATCAGCAACTACATCTGTAGGAACTGTTTTAGCAAAAGACGTAGTAGGTTTAACTGGTTTAAGTGCAACAGCTTCTGTAAATGCTTTTGCATCTGTTTCAACAAACGCTACAATTACTCTTTCAGGATTATCACTTACAACTTCTGCCGGTTTATTAACAGAAGATGAACACTCAGTAGGTCTATCAGGTTTATCAGCAACAAGTGCTGTAGGAGCTTTAGTACCGGATAGTGCAATAGGAATTTCTGGATTATCTGCTTCAACATCAGTTGGTTCAGTAGCTATTACATCTGATCCTACACACTTATTAACTGGAGTTTCAGCTACATCAGGATTAGGATCTGTTGAAGTTTTACCAGTTACACTTGTTGATCCAACTGGAGTAACAGCTACTACAAGTATAACATCAGTTTCAACTACTCAATTATCAAATATATTCCCAACGGGTCAAATAGCTACAAGTAGTGTTAATGGTGATAAATTAATATTAAGATATTACGGAAAACTTGATCCAAAGACAAGTTCAGGGTATACTACAAAAACACCTAAAACGTCTGCTGGTGGATACTCAATTAAGACGCCTAAAAACACAACAGGATATACGGTTAAGACACCATAATTATGTTTGACTTAAAACTAAATAAACAATATAAACTAACAAACTAGGAGAATTTTAACAATGGCTTCAACATATACACCTCTTGGCGTAGAATTAATGGCTACCGGTGAAAACGCTGGTACTTGGGGAACAAAAACAAATACTAATTTACAGATGATTGAGCAAATCTCTGGTGGTTATAAAGTACAAACTTTAAATACCGCTGGTGCAGGAGCTAACACTACAGCTTTAACAGAAGCAGATGGTGCAACGGGAGCAACAATTGCAACAAGAGTTATTATTTTTGGTGCAGAATCTCCTCAAACAATATCAGGAAATAAAATTGTAACTTTTCCAGTAGGTGTAGAAAATTTTTATCTTATTAAAAACAGCACATCAGGTTCATATACAGTACAATTAAAAGCAGCTAGTGGTTCAGGAGACACAGTTACTTGGGCAACAAGTGATAAAGGTTGGAAGCTAGTATATTTTGATGGTGTAGCAACTAACACAGGAGTTTATGATGTTGGTTTTGGTGCAGCCACTTCACCAGGTGGATCAACTACACAAGTTCAATTTAATAATTCAGGAGCATTTGGTGGAGACGCAAATTTTATTTGGGATGCATCAACAGGATTAAATATAGGTTCACAGAAAGAATTAAGACTTCAGGATAGCTCTGGAGGAGAATACATAGGTATGAAAGCATCGGGTACGACTACGGATTATACTATTACGTGGCCAGCAGCGGTAGCAGGAGGAAACGGCTACCTTTTAAAATCAACATCAGGTGGAGTTTTATCATGGGAAGAAGCCGACGCAGGTGGAACTTCATGGCAAGCAGTTAAAACTAATTCAGATTCCCCAGTAAGTGGAGCAGCAGGAGCAGGATATTTCATGAATACTACTGGCGGTGCTATTACTTTAACTTTACCAGGCTCACCAACTATAGGAGATGAAATCTCGTTTATAGATTATGCAGGAACTTTCGATACCAATAATTTAACCGTTGCAAGAAACGGTAAAAAAATTAATGGAGCAACAGCAGATTTAACTGTTGCAACAGAAAGAGCTGCTAATACTTTAGTATTTACGGATGACACTCAAGGTTGGTTACTGAAGAGTAATTAATAGGGAGTTGTAGTGTCAACTTATAGAGAAATAATAGGAAAGAAAATTAAAAAAGTATCATCGGATCCTTCGTCAGGAACTGATGGACAGATGTGGTACAATTCAACTACTGGAACTTTAAGAGGCCCTGCAGTTTTATCAGCATGGTCTAGTGGTGGAAATACTCTTGATTCAAGATTTGCTGCTGGAGGAGCTGGAACTCAAACTGCAGGTTTAATTTTTGGTGGATGGGGTAGCCCTAATGTATCTCCTGTCCCTGCTGGAACTACTATAGCTACTACTGAAGAATACAATGGTGTTGGTTGGACATCTGGCGGAGCAATGAATAATAATAGACACTATATGTGTGGTATGGGAACTCAAACTGCAGGACTTGCAGGTGGTGGAGAACCTGTTCCTCTAATTCAAAAAACAGAAGAATATAATGGAACTGCATGGTCAGAAGTTAATACTAACCCAACGCCTTTTAAATATCAATTTACAGGAGCTGGAACACAAACAGCAGGTCTTTCAATTATGGGATACCAACAACCTACCGCTACTGTTACAGGTGCTTGTTTTGAATACGATGGAACTAATTGGACTGCAGGTGGAAGTGGAAACACAGCTCGAATGAGTGGTGGAGGTGCTGGAACTCAAACAGCAACCATAGCTGCTGGAGGAAATGAGCCTCCTGCAAACGCAGCTAAAAATAATGCAGAATCCTATGATGGTTCTAGTTGGACTAATATAACTAGTTTGGGAACAGCAATGGGTCGTGTAACAGCAGGTTTTGGAACTCAAACATCAGCTTATGTTGCAGGAGGAGCAACGGGTCCTGCAGGTACAGTTAATTCAGGAGTGACACAAGAATGGGACGGAAGTTCATGGAATTCTAAACCTTCAATGGCAACTGCAAGACGTTTTGGATCAGGCGCAACATCGGGAACACCAACTGCAGGTGTAGTTATGGCGGGATACACAACAACTACTACTAGTTTTACAGAAGAATGGAATTCTTCAACTACAGCACAAACAGGAGCTGCATGGGCAGCTGGCGGAAATATGGGTACAGCTAGATCACAAATAGCAGGAATAGGAATTTTAACAGCAGCTATAGCGGCAGGTGGTTATCAATACGGACCAAATGCTTATACAGCTGCATCAGAAGAATATGATGGATCAGCTTGGACAGCTACACCAAGTATGCCAGTCACTTTAGGATTTAGATCAGGTGCAGGAACAGCAACTGCAGGTTTAGCTATAGGAGGACATGATAATACAAGTCCAACTAGCACTTCAGAATGGGACGGTTCATCTTGGACAGCAGGTGGGGCTCTTAATTTACCGGCTTTTGGAGGCGGTGCAGGTGGAACTCAAACCGCTGGATGGATAGCTGGATCAGCGTCTGGACAACCAGGTCCAACGCCTCAAACTAGAACAGAAGAATATGATGGTTCATCATGGACAAGTGTTCCAGGAGCTTTAAATACTGGAAGAGGATATGTTGGTTCTTGTGGATCTCAAACAGATGGAGTTATTATGGGAGGAGCAACTCCGAGTCCTGAATATAATAATACTGAAGAATATAATGGAACAGCATGGACAAACGCACCTACTCTTGCAGTGCCAATGTCTATGATGGCAAGTTCAGGTGCATCAGCGCCTTCTAATAGCATTATGGCAGCAGGATCAGGAAATGTTAGTACTTCTGCTTTTACACAAACAACCGATGGGACTTCGTGGCAATCATCAGCAAGCCTTAGCACAGCGAGAGGCACACAAAGAGCGTGTGGCGCTGGAGCAAATGCTGATTCTAGTTTAATTGCTGGAGGAAATAGTCCATCTATTAATTCAACAGAAGAATTTACAGCAGCAACTTCAACAACTAATGTGGAGACTTTTACAACAAGTTAATTATGGCAACTTATAGAGAAATACACGGTAAAGCAATTAAGTCAGTATCAACTGATCCGTCTGCACCAACAGATGCAGGGCAGGTTTGGTATAATACAACAAGTAATACTTTTAAAAGTATTATTAATCTAGCAGCATGGTCATCAAGTTCACCTCTAAGTACAGCTAGAGGAAGAAATCAAGGAGCTGGAACACAAACAGCAGGTTTGTCTTTTGGTGGAATGAATCCTCCAACTTTGTATGCTAACACGGAAGAATATAATGGAACTGGTTGGACAACTGGTGGAGCTTTACCTACAACAATTTTTGATCATGCAGGAGATGGAACTCAAACAGCTGCATTTTCAGCTGGAGGACAACCTACAGATCCAGGCAGTGCTACAACCGCAACATGTTCATATAATGGTACAAGTTGGACTTCTTTACCAGCTCTTAGTACTGCAAGAAAAAAAATAACTGGTTTAGGTGCAAGTAGCACCGCGGCTTTAGTTTTTGGAGGACAAATTGAACCTCCCGGAGCTTCTACAAATGCGTCTGAAGAATACAGTGGATCTTCTTGGACGACTGGTGGAACTCTAAACTCTGTTAGATCTAAGTCAGCAGGAGCAGGAACACAAACAGCTGGACTTGGTTTTGGTGGTTATATGCCATCATCAGGTCCTGGAAGTCCTGGTGTATTAGCAAATACTGAAACATATGATGGAACATCTTGGTCTGAAGTAAATGATATGAATACTGCAAGACAAGCTTTAGGAGGTTTTGGAACTCAAACAGCTGCACTAGGAGCTGGAGGAAGCACACCTCCTCAATCAACTGCTACTGAAACTTGGGATGGAACTAATTGGACAACATCACCAGCTACGTTAGGCACGGCTACCGTTTCTATGTCAAGTGCTGGAACAACATCTGGAGGTTGGATAGCAGGTGGTTATAATCCTCCTGGTTCCACAGGTGCTAACACAGAAGAATATAATAGTTCAGTAAGTGCAGTAACTGCAGGAGCATGGGCTAGTGGTCCATCTAGAGTTAATACATTAACTAATGCAGCTAGTGCAGATGGTACGCCTTCTGCTTGGTTGGTTTGGGGCGGAAGAGGCGCTCCTGGAACACCACCTTATACAAGTAATATTTCTGAAGAATTTAATGGAACCGCTTTTTCTAACACACCAACTTTAAACACAGCTGCTAGAGATAGATGGGGAGGTGGATCAGAACCTGCAGCATGGGCAGCAGGTGGAACACAACCAGCTTATATAGCTGCTACTGAAGAATATAATGGTTCATCATGGAGTTCAGTTGAAGATATGCCATCTGCAGCGGCTGGAGTAGGATCTTTTGGACCACAAACTGCAGGAATTTGGGTTGTAGGTCAAATTCCTAACCCGCCGGGAGCATATCCAAACGCCGCATTAAGTTATGATGGAACAGATTGGACAGTAGGACCTGCTTTAAATACTGCAAGAATTAATCAAGGTGGAGGAGCCGTTGGAGTTACTACCGCAGGATTATTAGCTAGTGGAGAAGACGCTCCAGGCTCAGTTTTATTAAACGCTGAAGAGTGGAGTGGATCATCTTGGACAAGTGTAAATAGTATGATTACAGGAACAGGTGGAAATACTGATGGAGCTTTTGGAACTCAAACAGCTGCAATTTATGCAGGTGGAAACTCTACTTCAAGTCCTAACAATGGAGTAACTATAGCTCAATCTTATGATGGAACAACTTGGAGTACATCACCTTCTTTAGGACAAGCAAGAAAATATGCAAGTGAAGGTGGAACAACTACATCTGGATTAATTACTTCTGGACAAGCTACAAATGAAGCATCTGCTTTATCATCTTCAGAACAATGGACTCCGGAAACAACGGCTTTAAACGTTAAAACACTTACACAAAGTTAAAAATTATGATATACAAAATTAAAAAGGAGGAAACACTATGGCACACTTTATATATGGAGTAGCTGAAAACACAGGCAAAGGATTTTTTACTGTTGAAGACAGACAAAAATTCTTCCTTAGAGGTTATCCTGCAAACGTCTGGATGGTTGGCAACAACGTCGATGGCGCTATGTGGTTAGCTGAAAAAGGAGCTCGTGAAAAGACAAAAGCAGAAGCACAAGCTTTGATTGACGCTGAAGTACAAGCGGGACAAGCTGCTTACGATGCTGAGTCTGAAGAATACAAAGCTATGCATGATAGACCAGGCGATATAATTCTTCCATAAGGAATTTTAAATGGCAACATACGAAGAAATATACGGTAAACGTGTAGAGGTA